TTCCACTTGCGGCAACGGGCGATATTGAGTTTTTGGGTACTTTTCAGGTGTCTCAAACTGAGTCGTATTTGCTTGCCAGCGATGGAGACTCTAAAACATATTATTTTGACGGCTCTGCTTGGGTTCTTATTACTAATACTATTGCGGCTGCTGGGTTTGTACAGTTTGATGACAAAGCTTGGTTGACTGCCCCTGTCGGGTCTACGAATCCTGGCGGGTATTGGACTGTTGCGGGCGGTTTTGTGGCTGACGCGAACATGCCTGAGGGCGAGTGCATTGTGTCGTTTAAAGGTCGTTTGTGGGTTGCGGAGGGCCGTGACAGCACAAACCAGGGTACCCGTTTGTATAGGTCTCGAACTCTTGCAGACCCTAGTTTGTGGCAGGTAACTAACGATTTTGCTGACATTGGTACGGGGGACGGTCAGAACATTGTCCAACTTATTGTGTACTTTAACACGCTGCTGATTTTTCGCACTAATTCTACGTTTGGTTTGCAGTACACGACTGACCCTGCAGCGGCTGTTGTGTCATTGATTCTGCCTACTGTGGGGTTGAACTCGCGGTATGCGATTACCCAGTTTGAGTCCTACATTTATTTTATGTATGACGAAAAAGCGTACGAGTTTACAAACAGCCGGGCGTCACAGATTAACGTTAAAACACCGTTTACTTCGACTAGTACGGTGGGGCTTCACAATAACTATGCTGTGTCGGAGTTTAACCGCCGCATTATTTTCACATATTTTGACCAAATGTTTGTGTACAGTCTCCGCACACGGGCTTGGACTACCTGGTCTTCGGACACTTACGGTTCTTTGTGCAAGATGGAGTACTTGAGCAATAACCTAGACCAGTCGATTGTTTTGACTCACAGCAACACGGCGGTAGCTGCTGGCGGCTCTAGGGTTGCCCCGCTACTGCAAATCACAGACGACTATGTTTCTGGCGTAACAGAGACCATGACATGCAACATTCAAACTAAAAACTTTAATTACCAGGCCAGTTCTATTTACAAGCGCCTGTTTTGGTGGGGTTTGGATGCCAGGTTTAAAGGCACTGTCGTAGGCACAGCGCATCCTATTACACAATCTTTTTCTACAACGTGGCAGGTTTTGTTGTCTCAGACTTGGGCTGCTTCTTTGTCTAATGCGTGGGCAAACCCTGCTTCTGGGGCAGCCCCTGTATCGACAAGCGTCACAGAAACCGCGATAACATTCCGTCGTGTCTTCACTAAGTTCCTGAAATCGCTACGGTTCCGGCAAATCTACTTCACCGTGTCTTTTGAGACGACAGGTACTAACGCGGATGCGCCTGTTAGACTGTTTTCATTGATGACGTATGTCAACTCGAAGCAAACAGTGTCTAAGGAAATCACCTAATGAACAGGTTTCGTAAGGAATACAGCGGGCCTGCTCAGGGGGGCGGCGGATTTAACGCTTATGCTGCGGGAAAGAAGCATTATGGGAGTGGACGTCCCATGCCAACTGTTGGTAAAGTAACTAATAAGGGCGGATACAAACAGCGTGACGTTAAAGCAGCCGCAAGGCGCGATGCTTTACTGAGGAGATTGTCGTAATGGCCCAGAAAGTGTGGGAGACCAAAAATCCCAAGCCGAAGAGCGAGCGGAAATCTCTAACGCCAGCACAGAAGTCACAGGCTAAGGCCCGTGCTAAGGCGGCTGGGCGTCCGTACCCAAACCTCGTGGACAACATGGCAGCTGCACGGGGCCGAGCTATACAGAAGAGGCTTAAATAATGTACCGGGACAAATCTACTATGGGTAACCGTCTGGCACCGCAGAAGAGCGCTGTGATGGATGACGAGGAAATGAAGAAGAAAGCTCGTGAACGTGCCATGATGAACCGCCTGTCGTCCATGCCTGGTAAGACTTCATCTTAAGGAATAATTATGCCTGGTCAAATGAAGAACTACGGTGGCGATATTCCTTCGCCTCGACAGAGTTACGATGCCCCTCCTCGCAGGCCTTCGTCGGCTGGTGGTGACCGTGACGCAATGATTCGTGCGTACATGGCTCGTATGCAGCCGGAGGAGATGGGCAGCACGGTTCCTGGTGAGGGTATGAATAAGCCTGCTATGGATATTAATGATGCGTTTTTTGGTCCTGACCGTAAGCGTTTTGACATTGTGGAGTTTATTACGAACCTTATTGGGGGTAAGTAATGGTGTCTGTAATGAATCCTCGCCAAGCAGACCAGGAAGCCGCTAAAAGAAATAGAGTTAGCGATGTTGCTTCGCGGAGGCTACCTCTTGGGCAGCAAGCAGTAACTAACCCTGTTGCTTATGGAGCTAAAAACAACGCACCTACTCAAACTTTGGGCAACGTACAGCCCGCTCCAGCTCCCGCCCCTCAAGCGCCTCGCCCCTTGAACTGGCGTGATGCAGCCTACAACGCACAAATTGCCTCTATCCAACGCGCTCTCCAAGACTTCGAAACCGGGGCAACCACACGAGGCGAACGCTATGGACAAGATTTTATGACCGGACTACGTGGTCTCGGTTACCGCCCCGCAGAAGGCTTCGAAGCAATGCCTAATGTTCTGGAGCAGCTGGACCAACCCCAAACAGCGGCATTGTCGGCTGAGGGTGAAGCAGGCGCACCTGCGGTTGCAGTAGCCCCTGTGTCGGGTGCCTTTGATATTGAGGGTGTGTATGACCCGTACAGTTCTGCGGCTCGCGGTACTCGTGGTACTCGGGATGAGTTTGCGGCTCGTGGTACTTTGCGTTCGTCTGATTTTGCTAAAACTTTTGGGGCTTTCCAAGACCGCTTGAATAAGCAGTTGGAGGCCATGGAGACGGCTCGTGGAAGGTTTGGGCAGGATTTGGCTACTGAGGTTGCTCAGCAGCGTACACAGGCTCAGGAGCGCCAGCAGGCTGCTCAGCGTGATGCTATGTTGAGGGCTGCTATGGCGGCTGCGGGAGGTGCAGGTTTCTAATGGCTAAGCAACAGCTTAAAATAGAATCTAATCAGCTTCCTGTTACAGATGATAGATTTACGGTTCCGGGCCCCGACAGAGAGTCGATACCCAACCCCTTTGACGCTTTTTCTAGGGCTTTAGGCAGCACAGTTTTGGGAGGCGCTCCTGGAACTTTTGCTCCAGGAGGCCCCGGTTTTGTGCCTCCTCAAACATTTAGCCAGACTCTTCCTGTCGAACCAGAAATTGCGCCTGCTTATTTGACGGGACGTAGGCCTTCTAGTGCAGGAGGCGAACGTATGGCTAGAGAACGTGCAAACTACCAGCCAGCTGAAGTAATGCCTACCCCCACTGAAGTAATCGGGGGCGGGGGCGGTATTTCAGGGCCCGATTATTCTGCTTATCGTCAAGCTCTGACTGACCAAGCTCAGCAAATTAACGCCCAGATTCAGGCTATGTATAACGCTTTGGGCGAAGAAGCTGCCGCTAACGTTGGCCGTATCCAGGACATTTATGGTGGGGCTTCGACAGGTATTGGCGATGTGTACGGCAGCGCTATTGGTAACGTCGGTGACGCTTACAGTTCTGCACAGCAGCAAGCAGCTGACCAGCTTGCTCGCCTCGGTATTGAGGAGGCAGCCCCTGCTGTCGTAAACCCTATGGCTTTGTCGCAGGCTGAGGCCGTCAGTCAATTGCAGCAGGGCCTAGCTGGGGGTCAGGCTGCTACAGAGCGTTATGGTGCTTCTGCTGGCGGGTTTGGGTCTCAGATGGCCCAGGTTGCACAGCAGCAGGGCACTGAGATGAATGCTGCTGTTCTTGCTGCTTTGCAGAACCGTTTGAACGAGTCGTTGTTGATGGAGGAGCAGGGCCGCCAGGCAGCTGCTCAGGCTTCCGCTAGGGGGCCTGAGGGACCAAGTTTCCGTGACATGCTTGCTGAAAGGCAGTTTGCTTTTGATGTTGCTCAGGCAGCTGCTGAGCCGGAGCTTGAGCAGCGGAGATTGAACCGCGAGCTTTTGCTTAGTTTGATTCTTCCGCAGGATGGTCAAAAACCTATTTATGACCTAAGCACGGCAGAACAGCTGCTAAACGCGCTAGAATCTAGGGGATACTAGTAAGGAGTTGTTATGGCTGAACAGCCTCCTAGCTCCGACAGGTTCAGCGAATACGTAAATCTTTACTATTCTCAACTGACTGGCGGGCGGGCAAAGCCCACCGGCGAGCCGGTAGAGTTTCCCGACCTCCCAGCTCCTAAACAAGAATTAGGTTTCTTGGGCCGCACTGTCGATATTCTGTCACGCCCTATGCGTGTTATTAGCAATCCGGCAATGAAGACTGTAGAGCTGCCCGAACGTTTTGACAAAGTTAGAGAGTTGCGGGTGTCTGGCGATGAGGCGGGCGCAACTAAAGAAGCGCTGTCCGCTGTCGGAAGTTTAATAGCTTCACCATTTACTGGCTTCTTTTCGGACGACCCGGCGAATAAACCATATTGGTCAGAAATTATTGAGCGCCAGTCGGATGTCGACAATCGTAATGACCCTAATTACGTAGATGTTGCTAACAACGTTGACCCGTCTGTTAAAGGCGCTCTTGGTTTTGTGGGTGACGTGCTATTGGACCCGTTGTGGTTGGTGCCTGGTGGTTGGGCTGCTAAGGGCGCTGCCAAAGTTGGTAAAGAGGCGGGGGCGGTTACTAGGGGAATTGCTACGGGTGAAAAGGTGGGGTTGCCAGGAGTTGCTGATGTTGTGCCTGTTGAGCAGTTTAGTCCTAGCCTGAAAGCTTTTGGCGAGAAGCCTACGTTTGATTTGACTACGACAGTTAGCGGTAAAACTCGTGTGCAGAACTTTCCTACTAGGCAAGCTGCTGAGGAAGCTTTGGGCAAGATTCGGTCTCGGACTACAAGACCGTTTGTTAATTTGGGCGAGACTTCTAAACTTGCTCGCGGCAGTAACGGCTACAAGATTATTCCTAAGTATGCGGAAGCTACCCCATTTCCCGCAGCCCAAGCGTCGCAGAAAGTTGCAGACGACCTTGTAGAAACTGCGGCCAAGGGCGGGGCCACGGCTAGCGAGTCGGTACTGAAATCTTTGCGTGAGGTTGTCAATGCCCGTACCGCTACTGTCGGCGGTAAGAAAGTTAATTTGCGTAGTGAGTTGGATTCGTTCTTTGAGGGATTAAAGAAAGCTGTTCCTGCGCCTAAGGCTAAGCCGGGTAAGCCTATTGCGTTTGCTAAGTGGTCTGAGTCTGTAGGTGCTGATAAGGCTATTGCCGGTGTTAAATTGTCTGTTCCTCGGGAAAGTATTTTGTTTGAGCCTTTGGGAGCGTCACCGTCAGTTGGTAACGTTTTGCGTTTGGCACGCGACACTAAGTTGCCTGAAATTAGAGAAGCAATTAATAAGCTTGTTTTGAAGCCTGCGTATAAGCGTTACGCGGCGGGTGTGCAAAGCGGTAAGGGTGTTGACCTTTTGGGTAATGCTACGACACCGGCTGCTCGTGTACAGGAGGCTGCGGAGGCTAGTGTCGCTGCTACGGTTGTTCGCAACCTGAAGAATCTTGATGATGCTGAGCGGGCTCGTGGTGCTGAGCTGTTGGGCGAAGAGTTGTTTGCTAATTTGCAGGCGTTTAATCCCAAAGTTATGTCTAAGTTCTTGGACGACATTGATGCAGTGCTTAAAGAGACTGGTGCTATTGATGCTTTGGCAGGTGCGGGTGCCCAGACTTTGACGGGTCGTTTCTTGCGTTTGTTTGAAGACGATGCAAACTTGAGGGCTATTGCTGAGGCTCAGCTGTCTCGAAGTATTGATGATATTCCTAATGTTACGCCTGAAAATGTGGCAGCCCGCGTAGAAACTAATAGCCGCAAAGCTGACGTAGATGATTTTGTTACTACTCGTTTGCGTGAGACAGCCGCAGATTCTGGTGGGGTGGTGCAAAACATTGCTGCTAGAACTGCTGCAATTAAAGAAGCTGTTGCGGAAGTTTTGCCTGATTGGATTCGTAACCAGTTAGACGGCAAATATCAAAAGGGTGTGTACCCCTATGACCGCAAAGGTACGTTAAAGACGGAGCTGGAGTTTGGTAAAGGTCGTGCGGTCAGACCTAAAGATTTAAACGCAGATTCTCAAGCAGCGTTGATTCGTGATTTGATGATTAGTTTAAACAAGTTTTACCAAACCGAATCTGGGGCATCTATTTTCTTGGGTACTCGACAAGGGGGGCCGTTCCAGGGCGCTAAACTTATCCGTGAAAAAGAGCGTGATGCTTTGGTTGCTTTTGAGTTAGCGGATGATTTGCTTAAACAACAGGGTTTGGCACCTGTGTTTAGGTTGGATGGTGTTACTCACCAGATTTCTTGGTCTCAAGCATGGCGCACTGTGTCGGATGTCATGGATGCGCCGACAGGCTCTGGTTCTAGCTGGTTGGCTGCTAGCTGGTTTAACGCCAGGTCTCCTATTGGCCAAAAAAATTCTAAGCTTTTTGATGGTTCGTTGCCTCCACAGGTATTTGCTTACGCAATTGCACGGGCTATTGAAACTGGAAATAAAGCAGAAGTCTTAGCTATCTTGACCTCTAAAAAATCTCCTGCTGGCGTGGATATGGTGAATGGTTTGGCAGATGCCGCAGCCGCGGGCCGCAGCATTAAAGTAGGCAATAAAAAACTTTCCGCAACTAAAATGCTAGACAACATTGCGGAAGGTATCGTTGCGGCCCGCGAAACATTACAAGGTGTGGTGACTGCTAACACAACAACTTACAAAAGCCGTGGCCTTGTGGAAGGTAAGCAACTTTCTGCTGAAGCAGCAGAGTTTATTACTGATTTGTTTAGTAACGCTGAGAAAACTGCTGAGCAAATCCGTGTAGCAGCTAAGCCTGCTGCAATTGTCGAAGACATGGCTACTGTTGTTCCTACGACAGAGCTAGGTCAAACTATTGCTCAGGGCGTTGTCACTGCGGGTATTGGCCCTGAGGTTAGTAAGGCCGCCCAGTTGACTGAAGAAATAGCTGACGGTGTGGCTAAGGGCAACAAGGCCAAGGTAGAGAAAGCCCAAGAAGCTTTGATGGAGAACGCTGAGCAGGGTGCTTTGCGTATTATGGATGAGGCCGCTCGAATTATTGAGCGGATGCGAGTGTCTGCTGACGAAGCTGCAGATATTGCTGACGAATTTAGTTTGAGCGCTGCTAGGCGTCACGATGCTGCGGCTACACAGGGTAGGGCAAGTGTTGTTGCGGGTGCTTTAAAGATTCTTGCTCCTCTACAGCGGTTCTTTGACGCCAAAGCCGGTATGAATGTACAAGAAATGCTGTGGGGCTCTAGGTTGTTCTTTGCTCAGGGCAACATGATGGCCATGTTTAACAAACCATTCTTAAAGAATCTACAAGCTTTGTCTAAGAATGACGCTTACGCACAGCCTGCTGTTGAAGGCGGTAAGCGCACTGTTTTGCAGCAAGCATTTGAGAACATTCAACGGGGTGTTCGTTCGACTGCTGGAACTACTTTGCGTAAAGCTGAAGACGACCTTCGGCCTATGATGGCCCGGTTCTTTGACCAGACTGACGACATTCAAAACGTGCTGTTGGGTAACTCGTTTTTTAGAACAGGTGCGGGGCGCGAAGCTATTAATGAGGTAATGGAGTTTGCGGCTGTGTTGGGTCGCACGGATGGTGCTGCTAGGACGCCTCCTCGCGGTGTTTTCTTTGATGAGGATTTGGCTTTAAAGACGGCTACTGAAAACGCTGCCCGTGCGGGTAGGGTTCCGACACAGGAGGAGATTACTGCTGAGTTGTTGAATCAGTGGCGTACGTGGCCTGTAGATGATGTGTTGGATTTCATGTACCGCACTAACCGTGCAATGGTACAGCTGTCGTCTGAGGTTGCGTTTGTTACTCAGTTCCAGCGCAAAGCGTTGGAGCTGGGCCTGGCTAGCCGTAGCCCTAAGAAGGGTTTTGTAAAGATTGTTGCGGGCGACGACAGCCGTTACGGGCGTTACTTGGGCGACAAGCCTTTGTACATGGACCCTGATGCTGCCGAAATGTTCCAAGCTATCGATAATTTTGCTAAGACGAGTAAGCAGTTTGAGGGTGGTTTTGGCAAGTTTGTGAGGACTACGTTAGACCCCATTACTAACACATGGAAGTACGCGGTTACGCCGCCCCGCCCTGGTCACCACATTCGTAACATGATTGGTGATATTACTTTGACTTACTTGGCTGAGGGCGGGTTTGCGGCTTTGTCTTCTTCCAAGAAGGCTATTCAATTAATGGCTATGCGTGGCGGTTACGGCGATATCGACTTAGTTAAAGCAATGAACTACCAGGGCATTACAGATATTCCTAAGAACACGACAGTAATGTCGAGTGGTCGTTTTGGTTCTTTGACTGCCGATGAGCTTATGCGGGAACTTTTCTTTGGTAAGGGTATTTTGATTCCTGCTAGGCAGCGTGAAGGTTTGTTGACTCGACAGGGGGGTGTGGCAAAACAGGATGTGGACGCCCCGCTGTTGGACGATGATGATGTTATTACTAACACTGCTAGCCGGGCGTTGGAAAAGACGTTTGCTGTCACGTCTCTTGGTGTTGCTTCTCGGGGTGGTAGGGCTGAAGAAATTATTACCGAGATTGCTGAGGGGCGTGACACGTTTGTTCGTATGCAGCACGCTTTGCAGATGCTGGAAAAGGCTCAGCAGGGCAAGATTCTGACTCGTGGTTTTGGTACCACAGTTGACCCTAAGAAAATTAGCAAAGACGAGTTGTTTGATTTAATTGCGGAGCGCGTGTCGAAGTACCACCCCGACATGGCTACGTTGTCTGTGCAAGAAAAGAAGTATTTGCGCCGTGTTATGCCGTTCTATCACTGGAACCGTGGGGCTATACAGGCGGTGCTAGAAACACTTGTTATGAATCCTGGGCGTGTCGTAGCGCTCAACAAAGCTTCATATAACGTTGCAGTAGCGGCAGGCATTAATCCTGATTCTTTGTACGACCCGTTCCCTGCCGACCAGCTGTTCCCAAGCTTCCTGTCGGAGCAAATGGAAGGCCCCCAGTTTGAGGCCGGTGGTCGATACTACGGATTTAGACCGGGTATTACTACATTCGATGTGTTTAATCAGTTTGCTAGCGGTAACCCTATCGACACGGTTTTGAACAACGCAAACCCCGCACTAAAGATTCCTATTGAATTGCTTACTGGTACACGCCTGGGCACACAGTCCCGCATCCGCGATTATAGTGATTACATTGACTCGTCGCTTCCTGGCGTAAACTACCTTGCAAATGTGTCGGGTCAAAGCGTCACAGGTTCGCTGTACAGTCTTTTGACTAAGGGTGCTATGGACCCGCAGCTCCAGTTTGAGCTGGGTAACAAGGAGTCTCGTGACCAACTTATCTCTGCTGTAAACTGGCTGACAGGTGTGGGGTTGATTGATTACAGCCGCCCAAGCTATATTAGATTTGCAGAGATAGAACAACAACAGGCCAATCAAGAAGGTAGGGGATTTTAGTGAGATGAACCCCGAACAAGCGTCCCAATTTCTTATGGATTACGGCCCAATTATTTGGACCGTATTTTTAATTACCGCTCTTGTCGCGACTCTTATCAAAATTTGGCCATTCATATCTAAGGTTGTACACACCATCGAAATTATTTCTGAGCTTCCCGACAGGTTGGACAAGATAGAGGCACGTCTAATGGGTGTCGAACATGAGGTTAAAACTAACGGCGGGTCAAGCATCAAAGACGCTGTAAAAAGAATTGAAGACCATTTAAATAAAATTTAATGTCCCCGCAGCTAGGACGGTAACTGCGAGGACATTCAATGTTATCATAGGGGTTTTGGTTGAAGAAGGCCTTTAGTCTCGAAGTAGTAGTAGCCATGATTGTAGGCATCTATATCATGGCTTTTGGCGTGGTTGCTTGGGCGCTTAACGCCACTATGTAGGGCTGCAACGGTGAGGACGTTGGCTGGTTGGAGGACAAACTTTGCTCCGATGCGTTGCGCCATTGATTTGAGGGCACCAATGATTTGGACGGCTATAAATCGTGACCCTGTTTGCACCATTTGTTTGCCCTGTCGAAGCCTGTAATCTTCGCACACGATTGTTTTAATGGGTTGGTTGGTGGTGGCAGTAAATTTTAGTATGTCGTCTAGGTCGTAGGTGGTGCGGCTAATGAAGGTACCGTCATCTTCCCAGAAGGCGATGCCGCTGGTTTCGCCGGGGTCTACGCTTATTACCATAAGTTTTGGTCTCTATCTATGCAGTGTGTTTCTGCAAGCTCCGCATCACTATCCATGTATTGGCAGTGGGGGCATTCATAGATAATCATTTCCCGTCCTCCTGTGGAACCCAGTTTTCTACCTCGACAGCAAATCGAACATCGAAGTCAACCTCACCTGTTACGGCGTTGACGTCTTCCATTAATGTTCGTATCTTTTCTATGTATTGGGGTACTACGGATTCCTTAACCTCAAATGTAATCGAGTCGTGGACTTGTAGCAACATACGACACTCCGGTCCTTCTAGCTCTTTAAAACATTTGACCATGATTCGTTCTACGATGTCTGCCCCTCCGCCTTGGATGAGGCTGTTCATGGCTTTGTATGCTTCGTTGCGGTTTTCGAAGTGTCGGACACGCCCAGACCATATGCGTATTTCGCCGGTCTGTTCTACTTTGGCTGTGCATCGTTCGTTTAGCCTGCGGAAGTGGGGGTAGGTGTCGAAGTAGTTTTGTCTGATTTGTTTGGCTGTTTCCTTGTCGACACCAAAGGCGTTCATCAGGCGTTGTTCTCCTGCCCCGTATTGCATGGAGTATACGAGGGTTTTGGTGTCGTGACGGGACATGCCTAGCTGTTTGGACATCTCGGTGAAGATGTCACGCCCCTCGTTGAATACCTCTTTGAGTTCTTGTTCCCCAGCGTATGCGGTTGCGAGACGTAATTCGAGCTGCGAGAAGTCGGCATTGATAAGTGTGTAGCCATCTTCCGGGATAAAGCATTCTTTAACTTTACCGTTCCATTCTTTGTCGGAACTTTTTGGAATTTGCTGCAAATTGGGTTCGGCGCAAGAAAGTCGGCCCGTAGCAGTCCCGTGGAGGCGATAACTGCACCTAAGTCGACCATCAACATCAACCAGGTCAATATAGGGCCTGTATGAGGCGCTGACGGCTTTTTGCCACCCCCGAAACTCTTTAATGAGCTTCGCAACGGGGTTTTCGAGCTTTTCTAGCATCAAATCGTACGCTAACATGGCCTCTTTGTCGAAACTCGGAGCACCAGTCTTCACACTCTGCTTCACTACCGGCAACCCAAGGTCATCAATCAAAAGTTTTTTCATCTGCTTCGGGCTTGCAGGATTTATCCCCAACTCTTTTTCTATCTGAACCATGCGGTCCTCACCACGCTGCACATACTGCTGAGCAAGCTGCACATCAATACGTACCCCGTGCCGCTTCATCGACAGCAACACACGAATCAGGTCCTGCTTGTGAGGCCACACAACATCCTCGACCTCACGCCACTGTTGCGTGTTGCGCAATAAGTCCCACAACCTCCACGTCAATACCGCATCAAGTACTGCGTAATCCCACATCTGCTGCCAAGTCGTGTTCTGCCAGCCTGTTTTCTTTTCTTTATCAATCTCTGGGTCTTTGACCTTGCCATCTACCTTCAGGTAATACTGTGCCAGCGAATCCAAGCCCTTGTTGTACGGTTTGTTCTCGTTAATCAAGTGGGCCATAGCCGACACGTCAATGATGTCGGTGTGCTCCGTGTAGATACCGATTGTTTCAAGCGACAGGATGTCGAATTGGGCGTTGACGAATACTAGGGTATTGTCTCCCTCTAGTGTCTGCTTGAGCAGGCTGAGAACTTCTGCACTGCAATTGTCACCTGTCGGGTGGTTGAAAGGAAAGTAATGACTATACGCTGTGCCGTCTACGACGGCTGCGATGCTGACACCGATACATTTGTCTTCGCCGCTGGCCACACTGAGCCCGGTAGCTTCGGTATCCACAGCAATAACTAAGTTAGGGTTACCTAACTTAGTTAGCACGGCTAAGCTTTCCGCATTGATGTCATCAAATTTCAATGTCATTGTCCTTTGCGAACTGGTTAAAAATGTTGCCCAGGTCTGTGGTGAAGCTTAAGTCGTCTGGGTTGCGGGTAATGTTGAACGGCTCGAACGTGGCACCCAACCTGTTCTTCAGCGTGTCGACTTGCAGCAGGTCCCCATCCACGGTCTTGAGCGACAGCACAAAGTCTACGTCTGTGGTGATGTACGTCGAGCCGTACACATCCGACAGTTCCACACCTTTCTTCTGCCCATCGTTAGGTTTCTTGCGGTTGTGGTGAATCATCAGCATGGCACACGAGTACTTAGCCCGCACCATAGCCAGGTAGTGGATGAGGTTCTTGACTGCTTGCTCGTCCGTTAGTTCTTTGGAGCTGACCTTCTGCAGCGAGTCAATGACCAAGATGTCTGGCATGTGGTCGTTCATTATCTGGTCAAAGAAAATTTGACCCTCGGGCGTGTCGAGGTTGATGGGTGTACCAAACGGCGCGACCAGGAAGTTACGGTTCAGTGTGTTCTTGTCCGAGTAGCCCTTGCCGATGGTGGCCATAAAGTGGTTGAGCGGGGCAGCTGACATCTCCAACGACAGGAACAATACTTTCTTGCTGCCCGCCACGTTGTCCCAGGTAAGGAATTTCTTATCCCCTAAGGCCATGTGCGCCCCAAGAGCGATAGAAAACTGTGTCTTACCAGTACCTGGGTACCCTGTGATAAGTCCGAAGCCTCCCTGGGCCAGGAGGCCTTGCAGTATCCATTCAATCTTGAACTCAGCATCCACGAAATCCTGGTACCCGTAGATAAGTTTTGATTCGCCCATGACTGGCGTGGTCTGGTTGGCCGACTCAATCATGCGTGTCAGGTCAACATTCTGCAGGGCATTGTACCCATGCTTCTGTCGGGCCCTGTTAATAAAATCTGTTATGCGGCGGTCACGGTCACGGCGGTACTTGTACTTACCCCAACGGTCATCCGCATCGTACAGGGCAGCAGCAATGTGCTCGTCAGGCCAGCCAAGCTCAGCCCCCATGTGGGCCAGCTCCGACATCGCCGCAGACCTATCCTTCTTGGGAGGCCCAGCAAAGTATGTGGAATCCCTGTTGAACTTATCCAGAAACTCAGGGGTCCACGTAGCTAAAGCCTTGACATCCTCAAGAGGAGGCAACTCCCCCAACACCAAGTCAGTGCTGACAATCTTTCTGGCAGCTGCTATATGCGCAAAGTCATCGAGACTATACTGCGTCTTCACGTTCCCACTCCTTCACAATGACGGGCATGTTCCGTTTGTGATTAGTGGTACGTATGGGTCGAAGTATTTGGTCTGCGTCCCAGCCTGATGTATCCGCGTGCATCACGTAAGCAAGTGCCCTGTTTCTATCTTCCAGCGTTTCGATATCGTCAATAAATTTATCTAGTTTCCAGTAGCAATGTTCATGTCCTTCGATGGACGACTGAACAATCAATGTCGGTGGCGGCACAAACATCTTGCCGTCCTCGGGTTCTTGGTCCCACTCTCCTGGTGCGTTACCGTCGAAGTCTACCCACAGCATCCAACTACCCAGCACATTATCTTTGGCAGGGTTGGCTGCCTTGAAAAGAGCGGGCGAATAGAACACGTTAGCTTTGATGGCCGACCACTTCAGCGTGTGCCGGATGACGCCTTCGCGTTGGCGTGGCCACTCGAACATGTACGGAGTCCATTTGCCTTCGTGCTCGACAGGCAGATACACAAACGTTGGGGTATCCCTTACAGCTTCTTCGCCCCAGATGTAGTTGTAGAACTCTCGCAGTTCTGTGGTCGCGTCCATTTATATCGTCCTTAAGTTTAGAGTGTGGCCCCGGAGAAAAGAGAAATGAAACTCCGGGGCCACGTGCCCGTCAAGCTAGTTATGCAAAGGGGTTACTAGCTGCGGTCTGACGGGTCTTCTTCTGGGCTGGCTGGGGAGCCTCAGAAGCTTTTGCAATTTTGACATTCTTGATGTTCTGGAACATCTTACCAGCGTTGGCTCCCTTACCAGCGGAGCTGTAAAGCTGGAGAGTTCCGCGAAGTCCGATGAGGTCTTCACGGTCTACGTCGTTGACAGCTGCACGGTCAACGCCGAGGTCCATCAGACGGGCCACATAGTAGCCCAGCTTCTGACGCTCACGGTCAGTGAGGTTCTCGGGGTCGGCAGGCAACTCAAAGAGTTCGCTCTGCTTCTTGCCCTCATCGCCTACCAAGTATTCGATGATGACCCATGCACGGTCAGGGTACTTCTGGCTACCCTGCTTGACATAGACATCTCCGACAGTAAATTCATAAATACCGTCCTCCATGTCATACGACGGAGTTTCCGCCTCACTAGTGTCAATGCCATATTCATCTAACAGTCCCATTATTGGTCCTTTCAGTTATCAGTTGGTTTCGCCCACGAATACGGGCTCGTCATCTTCGATGTACTCTTCGGATACGGGCACGCCTTCGTCAGGCAGTTCATCCGAGGCTAATTCTTTAGACTCGGCTTCAATCCCTCGGGTGCTGTCATTGAGCCAGTCATTGACTACCTCAATAAAGTCCTCGGGTGAAGTCATAAGGGGCAGCCCACCAATGCGAGACTTCGCATCGACTAGGGCTGACGGGTGCGATTGCACCTGTCGTTCGTAGGTTGTGTTCTTACCGATGCCTTTGATTTCGTTTGTAACGTGTGCCGTTACGTGCATCAGTTTCTGCAACCCATCGTTGTTCTTGGGGGTAAAGCCGGGCTTGGTTACCTTCATCTTGCGGTGGTCAACAACCTCGCGTTCGTGAGCGACGAGGATGACATGCACTCCCGACAAGTTCTGAAACATCTCCACTGCCTTACGACACGCATCGCCCAATGGCTTGTACAGCCTGGCATCCAGCGCACCTGTCGGAATCTCATCCTTGGTTGCACCAATGTCCTCACGGTACAGGTCATCAAGCAGCATGTCTGCTGCGGTAGAGAACTCGTCGATGACGACAGCTCCCACCTTCTCCAAACCTTTCTCACCCTTGGCTATTGCGTTAGCAATAATCGCAAAGTCTGAAAAGTTTTGGTAGTTCATACGCACAACATCCTTGAGCAAGGTGTCGTGGTTTTGCAGCGATACCCAACCTTCTTTGGTATCGATGTACAGTACCTTCTGCTTTGGTTTCACAATTGCTTTTGCCAGAGCGACAGATAGGACGGTCTTGCCAGTACCAGGCTTGCCATAAAGCATTGCCATCAGGTTCTTTGACACCTTCTCCGTACCAAGGTCAGCCATTCTTGACATGATTTCATCAAGGCGGTTACTCATTATTTGCTTCTCCATTCGTGACGCCTACTTTACGGCGCTCTCGTATTTTGTATTCAGTTCTCAGCATCAATTCGGTGTTTCCACCAATCAACTCAGTGGAACATATGTCACGGAACGAACAGGACTGGCACACCATCTTGTTGGCTGTGCGGTAGGCCCGCTTGTTCTGCTCATCGATACTAAGTTCTTTCAGGGCTTGAATCTCAGCCGCCACGCCGAGCTGTTCCATAAAGGTATTCAGCACGCGGTCAGTGTTGGGTTTGAGAATCATAAAGTAATTCATTGAGTCAGCTGCTGGTGTTTTCAGTTTTCGTGTGCGCAACATGTTGTATGCGCCGTAAGCAACCTCATGCCCCATTGCCCGCAGTGCCCCAATGTACTTGGGTATTTGTGGTTGCAGGTCTGTTTGTTCTGGGGTGTAGAAGTCGTACACAAACTTGTGGTCGATGACTACGTACCTGCCTTCAGGGTCTTGCACAAGCATGTCTACTACAAATGGGTAGCTGCTTTGTGTGTCTGTGTCGTAGATGAGACTGAACTCTGCCTCTACTGCGAGCACACGCCACCCGTTCTTGACCATAAACTCGTTGGCAAAGTATCCCCACTCTTCGTGGAACAGTATGTCGTGCAGCATGGCCCTGTTGTTTGCGTCTGTGTAGCCTTCGTCCATTACCTCTCGGTACACAGAGTATGCACGTTCCAGAGCAAGGTCGAAGTTTTCTAGCTGACCCTTTGCCGTATCCGACAGGCTCAGTAGGTGTGCGTAGAATGCTTCGAGTATGCGGTGACCTGCTGTGCCGGTTGCCAATGATTGGCTTGTGCTGATGCGCTCTAGGCTGAGGCCGTAGCCATAGTAGTGCTTTCTCCGGCACAGCAGGTAGCTGTCCACCTCTGAATGGCTGACACTAGGCATCTAGGTCATCCGGTTCGTTGTGTGTTCCTAGTTCTTGTACGAGTGAGAGATACCGCTTGTACAGATTGAATGTGTCAACGATGTCTTCCATTGCACGGTGTACTGTTTCGCGTTCCTTCTCTCCGACAGAGTAGTAACCCTGTGAGTCGAAGAACATGCGCAAGGTGCTGACATCCATGTGTCGGTGGCTTAGTCTGCGGTCAAGGCGAGGCATCCAGTTGCGAATGAATGCTCTGTCGAAGTGAACGCTTGCACCGGCGAGGGTAAGTAATCCCTCTGGGTAGTGCTTGTCTAGTTCCTCAAGGATTTGGTCTTCAGCATCCTCGGGGAGAACGGTGCCAAAGTACTCCATGTCTTTCAACAAGTCGTTCTCTGTGTGCATTGTCTGCACAAAGATGTCTTGCTGCATTAGCTCCCAGCCAATCTTGTCTGGGGTGATGAGCACTGATTGCTCTTCCGTTACCTGTTCGTGATGGTCCGACAGAAGCCAGCCAATCTCAAGCATACGGTCATTGTCTGGGTCTAGCCCAGTTGTTTCAAGGTCAATCCACAAATACATTGTCATCTCCGTCCTGTTTCAGTGATGGTAGCGTACCATCTATTCGGTGTCAACATTAGCAAGCAACTTGTGTTTCGTTGCCCACCATGTCTCGTTATCTGCAATCTCTTTATCAGTTGCTTTAGTTTCCGTGTCATGTTTCTTGCAGATGTATTCCTCCAACGGCATGAAAGGCTCATCCGCTGGTGGTCTAGGTCCGTAGTACTTATTGTTCAGGGCGTGCCATCTGTTGTGACACGTACTACAGATACGGTGTACGTTGTCTGGGGCATTGTTGATAACATTCTTGTCCGGCCCATGGTGACGGTCACCTTTGTCGGGGCCTTTAGTTGGCTGTATAACGTTGCCAAAGCAACCGATAATTGGCTCGACTCCCCCACCTGCGTACCTCAATCCTGCCCACTCACACTTCATGTCTTTGAAGATTGGGTACATCATCGCAGCTCGCTTACGACCTGTCGAGGTGATGTCAGTAATCTCTGAGGGCTCCGACATGGGGCGACCAATACCCTTGGACTCAACCTCAAGCACTGTGTAATCATCCTGGTGCGGGTTATACAGTTCGAGGTTCTTACTAATCCAAGCCTCGTCAAACAAATCAATGTCACTCATAGTATCGCTCCCGTCCTCATTGCCTCACTCAAACTTTCTGCTGTCATCTCAGCATCTTCATCTCCCATTGTATCTTGGAAGGCTGACACCATCTGTTCTTTACGGTGAATTGTGTTCGACATCCACGTGTCGATGCTTGCCGGGATGCGGTAAATGTACACGTCGTTCTCCAGCTCCTGCCCAATGCGGTCTGTCCTCGCGTAAGCCTGGTCCCTCTTGCCTGGATTCCATTCCTCGTCGATAATGTGCGTTGCAGTTGCAGCGGTCAGGTTCAACCCCGTCCCACCAGTTTTGTAGTTGCACAGAATGATGTCCCATTTCGGCTCCTCTCCTCGTGCCAAGTAAAAGTTATTCTTCACTTCCTCACGTACCTTACGCGGTGTTGCACCTGTCAGCAGTGCGACACGCAAACCGTTTTCTTCAAGCAAATCTTTGAAACCCTCAAGTGCTGTGGTGAATTGGCTGAACACTACCTGACGCCTGCCCTCAGCATGTAACTGCAGTATCTGGTCAAGTGCTGCATCTAACTTGCAAGACTCACGCACCTCTTTACCGACAGAAAACACTACGTCACCGTCAGAATTCTTCAGCTCGATACCTGCAGGCCACACGTTAGCCTGTCGCTTGCGTGTAATCAACGCAATCAGGTGCATAATCGTCATCTGTTCACCACTGTCAAGCATGATTTGTGCCCGCTCCGACAGTTGGCGCACAATCTTGTACTGCTTCTTGTACGACTCCCTGTCCATATCGACACGCACAATGTGTTTCCTCTGCACTGGCAACACAATGCCAGCATCCTCACGTGTCCGAGCCAAAAACCTGCCAGCAATCAAAGGCTTCAGGTTATCCAACTGACCGTCACGAAACTCAACCTTGCCCGAATGGTAATTCGTAATACAAAACGACTGCAGAAACTGTGACTTGCGGGCGAACAACATGGGGTCACACAAATGCAACAGCGCATAGATGTCCATAGGACTGTTCAGGATAGGCGTGCCCGTAGTAAAGCACACGTTTTTCAGGCTTTTGCTCGACAACCACTCATCAAGTTTGTACGCATACCTCACAGGGGTCAGGTCACCCTTGCGCCAACCACAGGACTGACAAGGCTTTAGCTTCTTATCAGCGTCATGCAAACCCTTCAACGAACCTTTGCAACGAGGGCACACGTTATCAACCTTGATAAGCATTTCAATGTATTTGAAATTAGATGTGGACGTGTTCTTTAGGTTATGCGCTTCATCCACAATCATCGTGTCTATGTGCCACGACATAAGCTTCGCCAACAAATCTTTGTCTTTGCGCCAAATCTCAAAATTTACGATGACAACCATGTCATCACTAGCCATTATTTTTTCCATCAGGGCATGGCGCGTTTTAGGTGTTTTCTTATACAAGTTGATGACCTCACGGTGCGGGGCAAGCGTCATCACCTCACCAGCGAACTGGTCACAAATGTCAGCCTGACAAACTATAAGAACCTTACGAGCTTCCACAAGGTCGAGCCATCCGATGGACTGTCGGGTCTTCCCCAAGCCCATGCCATCACCCAGAATCCATCGCTTCGCACCTGCACCAAAGAGAGCACCGCGCCATTGGAAGGGAAGAATAGCTCCAACGTCATCACCACCGTCGTACCATGGGGTTCCCTCGGCTCGCTTTCGATACTTCTCCTCAAGTCGGGAAACATCTGACTTAACCTGATTGGCTTGCGCACGGGACTCTTGTCGTCGTTGCTCAGCTTCCTCTCGTCGCCGTATCTCCGCAATATCTTTTCGATTTCGTTGCTCGGCTTTTTCTTCGTCCTCCAACTGCCCCAAAAGTTTGGCAATCTCATCACGTTTCTTATCAGCCTTAGCAATATGGTCACGCCTACGTGTCTCAAGGTCAGAAACCTCCTCAAATAAACTCATCGGTTTCTTCTCCTACGCCCAGGCGTAAGCAAATAAATCGTAACTCCGAACAAATACAAACTTCCAAAACCCATCAAAGCAGCTAACTCAACCATTGCTTCTCGCCTCCAATATCTTCATCGCCTCGTTGTGCCTCAAGTAGGCAAACTGGTAAGGCAACTGGTTACGTGTTGTCGGGTGCGGATACCTTCGAGCCAAACGTGCATACTGCTCAATTTCTTTGCGTAACTGTGCCTCGTCCATGTCATACAAATCATCAACCCACAATTCATTAGGGTCACTGAACTCGTCATCAATCATTTTCATTACCTCCAATCAACGTGAACCAATCAGGCTTATCAGCGTGCTCCTGCAACTGCCTGCCCAACAGAATCAGATTCGTACCCAACGCCTCCAACACCATGCCCTGCTTATGCACTGTGTCGGAATCATTGGCTCGGTCAATGCGCACAAACTGTGCAAGCTTGGGTGACACTTTGGCAACCCACTCAACCCACCCCTCACGAGGCACGTCACCAGACAACCTAATCACCTGCTCATCCAGCACATCAGGCTTGGCCATGTAATACATTGTCGGGTGCTTGCCCACCTTGGTCACTCGCTCATCAGCGTCCACAATCTTTTTGATTGTGTTGTAAGACACCTTGGAGCGGAAAGCAACGTCACCGATAGTCATCGGCGCATTAGCGATAGCCAACGTGAACAACACCAGCGTCTCCTTACTACTCATCAGCCCATGCCCTTTCGTCTTTCATACGGTCATGGGCTTCATCAGCCATGTCCCAAATCGTGTCTCTCTGGTATTCGTGAAACGCCTTACACTTGGGGCACTCCCACTCACCCATCTCCACTGTGGCGTACACGACAATCGACAACAAAATCTCGTCATCAAACCCACATTGGTCACACGTGACAAGCCTGTCCTCTAGGTATGACTCTTCAAACTGCATTAGTCGGCTCCTCTATCTCTGCGCTACCCAAATACCATTCGCCGTTATCGCCATCGTTGACAA